GCAGATTTAGGTATATTTCCACAACCAGATAGATTTATATTTTTTCAACGCAATTTTTTAGCTGGTAAAGACAGAATCAATAAAGAAATTACTTCTGGTCTTAGAGATGGTTTAATACAGTTAACAACAGTTAAAAGTGTTAAGGATAGTGGAATACAGGTTACATTAGCAGCAGGCAAATCAATAGCTGGTAAATATGTTAATTTTGGTCACGTAGGTGGTTATGATATAACTTCCGAAAATACAACCAACGTACCAATTAGTATTAATACACCCGCTTTAGCAAAAATAGTACTAAACGGAACCAATGCTGGATTAGACTCGCTAAAAGTTACTAGTAGGGATGTTTATAAAGCCAAGGATATATTTCTAAAGAAAACAGGACATATTAAACAATCTATAGATGTTAGTAAACAGTTTTCAGAAAGAACTGGAGTATTGTTTAGATTTGGTATGACCATGACCACAGATATGGACGTTTTTACAAACCAAACAGTCCTTGGTCAAGCAGAAAAGAAACAAGTTGCAGATCGATTCGAATCTTCGGAAATAACTAGGCAGATGCTAGCTGAAAGATTCAAAGATACAGTAATAGGTAAAACATTAGAAAAATTATTACGCAGCAAAAGTTCCCAATCAGCTATTGAATTTATAACAAACTCAATAGTAAATAATATTACTGGTAAAAAACGAACACATAATGAAAATTCTACAAAAAATAAAACTAAGGCAGCAACAATACAGTATCAGGTTTTAAAAACTGTAAAAGCTAGTGCTAAAGCTGTACGACAACCAAAAACTAAAACCATTACTTCTGTAGTTAATCCTGTAACAAATTTAGCAAATAAAACCGCGTCCCAGTCTCGTGATGAACTTCTAACATTAAGAACCCTATTAGATAGTCTACTAACCGAAAAAATTAGACAAAATATGGGATCTGGTAATCGCCGAGATATTTTAAATCTTAGAAGTGGTAGATTTGCTGAATCGGTCGAGGTTCCTAAATTAAGTCAAAGCAGACAAGGAACAATTACAGCTTATTATACCTATATGAAAAACCCATATGCTACATTTAGTCAAGGTGGTAGACAACAATATCCTCGTTCCAGAGACCCTAAACTGTTAATTACAAGATCTATTAGAGAGTTAGCAGGTTTAAAAATAGCTAGTAGATTAAGGATGGTGGCAGTATGAGCAAACGAGTACAGATAGTAAAAGCACTAGCTGAAAAATTTAAAATTATTGATGGTACTAGCCCCTATACCACTAACTTGTTTAGCAATAGTTTTCCTAAATTAAAGTTTTGGGATGAAATACAAGATTTTCCCAGTGTATACATACATCCAGGTTCGGAGTATAGAGATTACTTGCCTAATAATTTTACTTGGGGATTGTTAGCTGTATGCGTAAAAGCCTATGTTAAAAGTGAAGATAATCCACAAGAGCAATTAGAGGCTCTACTCGATGATTTAGAGCACTGTATAAATGCCAATCGAGTACTGGTTTATGACACTAATAATAATCTTGAAACAACTGAAATATTAGTTCAGTCAATAACAACTGACGAGGGACTACTTAGTCCGTATGGCGTTGGTGAAATAAACCTTGAAGTCAGGTATGCACTTCAATAACGTTCTGGGCATCAGTGCAGATAAATGTCTAGCAAGTATGCCTTACGTTACAACTAAAAAGGAATAACTATGGCAGTTAATTTAATTCGTAATAGTAGAGTATTTTTTACTACTAACGTTAACACAAAAGGTCAAGTACGATTAGGAGCATATAAAGCTACTAGTGGTAGTAGTAATTTCACCAGTAGTAATACCTGGGAGATCCAAGTATTAGAAGGCATGAGTTTTAGCCAAAATACCACAGTTGACACGGTTACATTAAACGAAGCAGGTGCTACTCCTGCTCGCGGACAGCGTAGTTTTAATACTGCGCTAGAACCAGTTGATTTTAGTTTTAGTACGTATTTGCGTCCATATAAAAGTGCGGCAGGTACTGCATTAGCACCTACTACTGTAACTGCAGAAGAAAAAGTACTTTGGAATGCTTTTGCAGGAGCAGGGGCACTAGGTGATACTACAGGACGTATAGGTGTACAAAAAGTTGTAGTTTCTACTGCTGGTGCTACCGGTACATTTACTGCAGCAACAACTACAGTAACATTTAGTTCACCAGCTAGTGGCGGCAGTGCTGCTACTGGTACAGCAATCATTGATAGCGCCGGTATAGTAACCGGTGTAACAATTACAAGTCCAGGCAGTTATTTGCCGACTGATACAGTTACTTGTACAATTGCAGATAGTGATGCTGGTGTAGAAACTACAGGTACAGTTACAGTAGATCAGCTAGGCAGTACTACTTTAGGTGGTGGTTGGAATGAAGGCTGGGATAATGGAACTGTTAGCGCACCGGCAAAAGTACTATTAGAGAACAGTAATAAACATCAATTACAAGCTTTTGGATTAATTATTGTTTTTGATGATTTAACATATGTAATTGACAATTGTGCCTTAGATAGCGCTACTATTGATTTTGGTATAGATGCTATTGCTAGTATTCAATGGGCTGGAAAAGGTAGCGCAATTAGACAAGTTACATTAGCTGCAAGTACTGCAAATCCAGTAGTATTAAGCGGAGCTGATATTGATAGTTCTACTGCCCAACAAGCAACAGCTAAAAATACGGCTGCAAAATATATTACTAACAAACTAAGCACACTACAAGTAAATAATACAATTAATGATTTTACTGACAGTGACTATGTTGTACCAATTACAGGCGGTAATATTACACTTTCCAATAATTTAACCTACTTAACACCAGCTAATTTAGGTACAGTTAATTTACCAATTACATATTTTACTGGTACACGTAGTATTACTGGAACATTAACGGCATATTTACGTAGCGGTACAGCAAACACAGCCGGATTATTAGACAGTTTACTTACTGGTGCTGCTACTGAAATTAATCCAGATTTTGCAATTAATATTCAGTTAGGTGGCGGATCAAATTCTACTAGGGTTGATTTTAAAATCCCTGCAGCAATGGTTCAAATACCTACAGTTAATACAGAACAGGTTATTTCAACAACAATTACGTTTACTGGCCAAGGTTGGAGCGGCGCCACTGGAACTAATAAGTTCAGTATTGACGAAGCAAATGAAATCAGTATCAATTATTACGCTACAGCAGCTTAAGTAATATTATAAAAGGTGCTAGAAATCTCTAGCACCTAGTTTTATAAACAAGGAAATTTTAACACTATGCAGCAGGGCCTCAGTCTTAAATCACTACTAGTACCTACTAAAACAATTGAAATAGATTATCCTGGTATGCCAGGATTTAAGATCAAACTTGGTTTTTTAAGTAGAGAAATACTATTAAACATTCGTAAAAAGTCAAACAAAGTTACTGTTAAAAATAGACAGACTCAGGAAGAGTTTGACGATGATTTATTTATTCAACTATATACTGATAACGCTATTAAAGGTTGGAGCGGTCTTAAACTACGTTATTTAGAGCAATTAGCCCCTGTAGATTTAAGTGGGCAAGACTTAGATAGTGAATTAGAATATACACAAGAAAACGCATTATATTTAATGCGAAATTCTACTAATTTTGATAGTTTCGTTAGTGATACGGTTAGTGACTTGGGAAACTTTTCCAAGACCAATTAAAGATATTGCAAAGTCAGCTAAATAGTTATTTTCAAAATCTTGAAGTTGGTATGACCAAAGAAAAATATTTTGAAATGTGTAGAGACTTAAGTGCAGAACCTATAGAAGCTGAGATACCTGTTGAATTAGATGATTTTTATATAGAAGTACAAGAGCTGTTTGAGATATACAGAATTTTACAAGACCGTTGGGATTCAATGAACGGATTGTATTTAGGTAAAAATCTAGAAAATATCGAAACGTTGTTTAAACTTAGTAATATTGATTTTATAGATTATAAAGTTTATTTAACAATAATTTCTATGATTGATAGTATACGACAAGAACAGGCAGCTAAAAAGCAAAAACAAAAATAAGCCGCAGCCAAACTGCGGCTTTTTTGTTAAATAATTCAAAATTTTAAGTTTGACATTTGGTATCCTGTATGTTATAATTGATACAGCTTAAAATTCTGGTATTATTTTTACTGGCCAGTAGGAAACGGGGCATGTATGGCAATTAATGAAAAAATTAATATTGAAGTTACCGACGGTAATACCCTTAAAAGTCTTACTGCACAAGCCAAAGAGTTAAAACGTGAATTAACCGGCATACAAAACTTAGCTGGTAACTTATTCTCTAAAGGTATTGGTCGTGGTGCCGCTGCTGGAGCTATGCGCCGTGCAGCTGCTATGCCTGGTCTAGGTGATCAAGATTATGACGTTGCTAGAAGCGCAGTAGGTACTGGTGCAGCTAGTCGAGATTTTGCAAAACAATCACAAGGATTAGGCGGTCTAGTTCGAGTATATGCTACATTTGCAGCTAATCTATTTGCTGCAACTGCTGCTTTTAATGCATTAAGTAATGCAGCTGATACTACAAATATGGTAAGAGGTCTAGACCAATTAGGTATAGCTAGCGGTAAAAATTTAGTGCAAATGAGTAAACAGTTAGCGGAAAGTACTGATTATGCTATAAGCATGCGCGAAGCTATGACAGCTGTAGCACAAGCTAGTAGCAGTGGTATGAGCGATGCTAACATTAAGCGACTAGGCGTAGCCGCTAAAGGTGCTAGCGTAGCATTAGGTATTGCTATGCCCGATGCTATTAATCGCCTAAGTCGTGGTATAGTTAAAATAGAACCCGAACTATTAGACGAACTAGGAATTTTTGTACGTGTTGATAAAGCCGCAGAAGATTATGCACGTACTATTGGTAAAAGTGCTAGTCAATTAACAGAATTTGAACGTCGTCAAGCCTTTGCCAATGCAGTATTAGACCAAGCTCAACAAAAGTTTGGTGATATTAAAATTAGCACTAATCCTTATGAGAGATTACTATCTTCACTTAAGAATGTAGCACAATCAGGATTAGAGGTAGTTAATAAAGTATTAGGACCTTTAATCGATGCACTAGCATCAAGTCCTACAGCCTTAGGGGTTGCACTGGCAGGAATAAGCGCCGTATTATTACGTCAAGCACTTCCAGCACTTGTTAGTTTTAGATCAAATTTACGTGCTGCGGAAAAAGAGAGTGCAGATGCGGCTACCGCACTAAATGCTGATTATAAGGCGTATTTACAATTTACACAAGAAACAGCTAAAAAAGCTGCAGAAAGCCAAGTTGGACCTCTTAAAGCTATTGCTGATCAAACAGCAGCAGATTTGCGTAAAACACTACAAGGTGGTTTTACATTAACAAAGGGCACAATATACGATATACTCCAAAAAGGTGTTGATCAGCTCACCCCAGGCGATATTAATAAATTACAACGTCAAGTTAATATCTGGGAAGGTGTAGCTAAAAGTACTAAAGCTAGTGATGAACAACGCCAAGCTGCTCAAGCAAATGCTCAGGCAGTAAAAGATTATTTAAATCTACTACCTCAAGCTACTAAAGCAGTTGGCGATTATAATAATGGACTAAGTGCTGCTACACAAACACAACAAAAATCCATAGATTTTCACGGTAAAATGCTACAGCGCGTTGAGCAAGAAGCTAATACTCGTGCTAAGTTGAGTAATATTGTAGCACAGGCATATGACGATACAAGATTATTAGGTGTTAGCGCTGCTTGGGAAATATTTACTGCTCGCATGGAAAAAGCGCGGCTTGAGGGTGATAAGTTTAGTAAGACTATGTTAACTATGCGTGCTGCAGCCGCAGTTACCACAGCAGCTGTTGGTACAATGTTTGCCGCATTTGGCAATATAATTAGTGCTATAGGTATTGTAACAGTTGGTATAGGTATGTTAAGTACTGTGCTTGGTAAAAATGAAAAACAAGCTGCAGAAGCAAGTAAGAGTTTAAGTGAACTATCAGATCAGGCAGCTTTTTTAAACAGAGTGCTTGATAGCATGAGCACAAAAACTCCTCTACAACAGTTTAGTGTCGAATCCATAGCGGCTAGAACTAATGCTATGCAGACACTTGGCCAAACAATGCTAGACGCTATTAGGAATGTGGACAAGGAAGTAAATAGTAGAAATTGGTTTGACAGTCTTACAAATTGGTTATATGGAACTGTTAGTAAGGATACAGAAAGCAAGCTTGCAAAAGAGCTAGCAGTTGGTACCGGTAAAGCTATTGATGCAGCCAGAACAATGGTTAGTGGACAGCAGTTTTTAGTTGACATAGGTGATATGCTTGGTATTGATGGAGCTACTGCTACTACGCAACAATTTGAGGATGCTATGCGTAACGCTAACAAAGAGGTTCAAAAGTTAGTGTCGCAAAAAGTTGATCAGTTTAGTAAAAGTGTAAATATAGCTGCTCAAAATGCTAAAGCACTAGTAGATCAATTCAAAGAACTATATAAACAATATGACGATGTAGTAAAAAGTGTAGCCGGTGAAAGCGAGCTTAGTAGACTAGCTGTAACTACTGGAAAAAATTTAACTGATTTAGCTGGTACTGTTCGCGGGGAGTTAGAGCCTGCGCTAGGGGCTATCAGTAAGCTAATTGATGATCCTAAATTTTTACGATTGTTTGATCAAAAAGATGTGCAAACAGTTATTGATTTAGCAATGCGTACTAAAGATATACAAGCAGAATTAGCAGATAATTTATCTAAACAAAAACAAATTACTGATGAAATAGAAAAACAACAGCAAATTATTGCTGATGCACAAAAAAAGCAATTGGCTGCAGAAGGACCAATTGGTAATATTTTAGGATTATATGACGCCGCTAAAAATGTAGAAACTCAAGCAAGATCAGTAATAGATGGGCTACAGGGCAGGCTATCAGAGTTAAAACTAAATGTGCCAGGCCTTAAAAAGCAATTTGATGATTTATCACCAAAACTTGGAGAAACTATATTACGCGGTTTCAATAAACAAGTAGATATAGTATTTCAGCAAATAACATTAGCTAGTGAACGTGCTAGAATTAATATTTCAAAAGGATTCTTACAGGGTATTGAGGGTACTAAAACCGCAGTAACTATTAGTAATCAGCTAGATCAACGTGCTATCCAATTAGATTTACAGCAGTTAAAAGCCTCGGAAGCAATGATAACGGCATTATTTGAAAATACACTAGCACTTAAAGAAAATACTGCTAATGCAAAAATAAGACAAATAAAAGAAGAGCTACAAAAACAAGGTACAGCTGAAGGTATTGGAACAGGTCAAAACCCTGCAATTGCAGCACTAAACGCAGACCTAGCCGCTCAAGAAAAAATAGTTTCTGATGTACAAAAAATAGGACGCACAGGCCTATCAAAGATTACTCCAGCAACTATAAAAGGGCTAGCGTTAGAAGATCCTGGGTTAGCTAATCAACTACTAGGACAAGTTAGTCAGCTTGGCGCTATTAGAACACAGCAGCAATTAAAAGCTGGAGAAGCAGTAACTAGAGCTTTCCAAGCAGAGCTAGAAAATTTAAGAGTTGAGCAAACAAACAAACAAAAACAAATAGATACTGAGTTAGCCCAACAACAAAATAAATTAGAGTTACTATCTAGTCAAATTACTGATCCGCAACAAAGACAACGTGAAACTCAACTACTTGTAGATCGTATAAAAGAGCTACAATTAGAAGCGGCAAAATTACCGGGTGAATTTGCTATAACAGCTGCAGAAAGAACTGTTGCCGCGGCCAAAGAGGGTAAAATACAGGGTGTTACAGGAGCAAAAGCTGAAGAAGGTTTAGCAGAGATTAAAGCAGCAGCTAAATTAAGCGCAGACAAAGCTAAAGCAGAGTTAGACGGAGCTGCAGCACTTAAAAAACAGCGCGACGATATAGATATTATAAACTATCAAGCACAAAAAATTGCAGATGCCGCTGAAATGCGTTATAAATTTGATGAACAAACCGAGCGAGTACTACAACAACAGCTTACAGCTTCTGAGAATTTACTAGAAGTAAAAAATAGTATGGGATTACTCACAGCCGATGAATACTTAGTAGCTAAAAATTTAAATCAACTACAAGCAATAGACAGGCAGTACAATCAAGATTTACTATCATTAAATAAACAGCGGGCTGATGCTTTAGCTGATATTAACAAACAGCTAGCTATTGCTTTTAGCCTAAGAGACTTTGAAGAACAAAAAAGACTTGGCGTAAAATATCAAGATTTAGTAGAATATTATAATGCTGAGTTTGCATTACTTGAACGTTCAAATCAAGCAAAATTAGAAGCTACTAGGCTAGGACAATATCAGGATAGTAGAACTGAAAAGTACGCTCAAGCATTTAAAAATGCATTTAAGAGTATGGAAGATGCAATAGTTGAGTTTACAAAAACTGGCAAATTAAGTTTTAAGAGTATGATCAATACTTTTATAGAAGAATTACTACGTTATGAAATTCAACAACAACAAGCATTTTTTATAAAAGGCTTAGGCGGACTAAGTGGCATTGCCAGCATGTTTCTGGGATCTTTAGGCCTCGGTGGACCAACAAATATACCTGGTGGATTTTTTGCTACTGATACAATAAAGGCTGCTAAAGGTGGTGCTTTTGACGGCAAAGGTATGACTAGTTATGCACATGGTGGAATGTTTACCAATAGAGTAGTTGAGCAGCCTACAATGTTTAGTTTTGCAAATGGTGGAAGTTTTGGAGCTACGCGATTAGGTCAAATGGGTGAAGCAGGGCCTGAAGCGGTAATGCCATTAGTACGTAATAGTAACGGAGATTTAGCAGTTCATACTGTAGATCGTCAAAGTAACGTAGCAGTTGTTGTAAATAATTATACTCAGGCTAAGGCAGAAACCAAAGAGTCCGTCGATAGCCGTGGTAATAGACGAATAGAAGTAACAATTGCTGATATGGTATCTGGGGAAATGACTAGAAACGGTAGTAATATACAATCTGCATTTGCTAATTCGTTTGGAGCCAAACCCTTAGTTGCTAGGAGATAATTATGGCTTCAATAAGTTGGCCAACCGTAGGAAATTTTCCACAAGTACCACAAAAAGGGTTTACTGAATCCATAGGAACTAATATTATTAGATCTCCTATGGACGCAGGCCCTGCTAAACAAAGACGTAGAGGTAATAGACCTAATACTATTAATGTTAGTTTCTTTTTATCTCAATCTCAGGTAGACACGCTTGAAAATTTTGTCCTAAATATAATTAAAGGTACAAAACGTTTTAATTTTTTACATCCTAGAACTAATATTAGTAAAGAAATGCGTATAGTTGCTCAACAAGATGGACAGCTATATACATTAAACTATATCGGACCAGGATATTATATAGCTAACCTAGTATTAGAAGTATTACCATGAGCAGAT